CAAGATGGGAATGGACTTTTTCAAATTATACCTCATAGCATATTCAACGGCATAACTCTTCATAATGGAATAGAGTTAAATGCTAGACAAAAAATAATATCAAAGTTAAAAAAGAAACTTAATATTTGACCTTAATTGCAAATCGTTGTAACTTCCTACAAAGGAACACAAATAAACATAAACGATACAATATAAAAGAGGTTAATTTTGCACGATTTTTTAACAGTATCTCAAGTTGCTGAAGAACTAAAAGTTACTAACAAAACAATACGCAATTATATTCAAGCAGGCAAGTTAAAAGCAAGCAAGCCAAATGGCAAAAATTTTATTATTTTGAAAACGGAACTGATGAAGTTCGTGAGTAAAACCGAGTATAAACCATTAGCTACTCTTTAATTATTAGTTCTTGAACTTTAGTGAAAGAACTAATAATTAAAAGGGAGCAATGAAAAAAGAAGAATCATTAGCAAGAAAACAATGTGCCAACTACAGCGGTGGCAAATGTCTAGGAGTTATGTTTACTAGAATCGAAGGTAAAGTAACATTCAAAGTTGATAGTCGATTTGCAAACAAAGAATGCTCAGCAAAGCTAGACAAGTGTATGTATTTTAACAATATAGTAATAGGGAGCGTAGCAAATGCCACAAGATGATGTCGTACTAAGAATGAGGATTGAGAGAACAGCTAAAACTACGGAAGAAGATGTTAAAAGATTTTACATAACCGTAAATAGAATGGCTGAAAACTTAGGCTTTAAGGTGATTACACCTAAAGAAAATAGCGAACACTTACAATTAGAGGAGCAAAATAATGAGTGACGAAAACCAAGTTCTAGACGAACTGCATGGCGAGGTTGAAAACAATGATATTACAGATATTCATGCAGACCAAATATTATTTACGATTGCAAAGCTTGAAAAACAAATTGATGAAATAAAGCAAAAGCAAATCGAATCAGAGGAGTTTTATGAGAGGAGGATAGAGTCCTTGCTTAAACAAATAAGATACAGAGCAAGTATTCTTGAAAACTTTATGATGCAAGAAGTGCGAAACTCAAATAAGAAAACTGCTAAGATGCCAAATGGAACTCTTAGGATGACAACTAGGACGGTAAAAAGATTTGGAGATGACGAAGACTTAATTAAGTTTTCTTATGCAAATAGCATACCTACAAGAGTTACTGAAAGACCCGATAAAAAAGCTATTGCAGAATATATAAAAGAAACTGCCCATACACCAAATGGGTACGAAGAAGAAGTTGAAACTTCTTTTTCATACAAAACAAACAACCAATAACAAGGAGAGAAAATGCCAGTAAATATACATGGAAAAGAATATCGTACTGTAGCAGAGCGATTAGAACTTTTTCACCATCAATTCAAAGATGTTTCAAAAAGCATTATTACAGAAATTGTCAGCAATGATGAAAACTCTGTGATGATGAAAACAGTTATAACAATAGAGCAAGATGTTTATACTGGTCATGCTGTAGAGGTTTACAACAGCTCAATGATTAATAAAACATCAGCACTTGAAAACTGTGAAACCTCTTCCATTGGAAGAGCATTAGCTAGCGCAGGATTTGGCGGCTCTGAGTTCGCTTCTGCTGATGAGGTAACTAATGCTATATCTCAACAAAAAAACATGCCTAAAAACGAAAAAAAACCGCAAGTAAATGATGTAGATACTTCAGATTGGAATAATGGCAGAGAGAATCCAATTAACTTTGGAAAACATAGAGGCACAAAATGGAAAGAACTTCCATTAGATTATTTGCAATGGATAGCAGATAATTCAGATAATGATAATTGGAAGTTAATGGCAAATGCTGAGATAGTATGTAGAGTTACTGAAAAAACATCTGAAATAGAAGAATCCGAAAAAGCGCTAGACCAAGAGCAGAAAGGGTTGAATTTTGAAGATGACGACGACTTACCATTCTAGATATGACACAGAAACAATTAATACTTGACTATCTAAAGAAGAATAACAGCATCACATCTTGGAAAGCGATACAAGACTTTCACATTACAAGAGTTGCAGATGTTATTCTTAGGCTAAGAAAAGAAGGCCACAATATCGAAACTCAAAAAATAACCAATAAAAACTCTAGGACGGGAAAAATTACACAGTACGCTAAGTATGTGTATCATGAGCCTACTGTTGTTGGAGATAATTATTCTCTTGCATTGGTTTAGTCTCGAAAAAAACAAAGGGGGTAATCACGCTCCTCGCCCCCTTTGTTTGGAGTTTGTAAATGCCTAGTAGAAGCAAGCAAAAAGGCAACAGATTCGAGAGAGAAGTTGTAAATATAGCAAAAGAAAACAATCTAAAATCAGAAAGAGCGTACGGTTCTGATGGAAGAGCGTTAGGAGAAAACAAAGAAGTGGATGTAATAATTGATTCAATAGCAAAAAAATGGCGCATACAAGTAAAAGTTAGAAAAAAGATAGCACAATGGATAAAACCAGACTCAAAATCTGTTGATTTACAAGTAGTTAAAGAAGACAGAGGTGAAATATATGCAGTTTTGCCATACAAATCTTTTATAGATTTAGTGGTTGAAAGAGATTATTTACTGGAAAATTCAGAGGAATTTAAGGATAGTGCTAGAGAAAGAGAGCAAGATGAACTTGAATACCACAGAGAGAGAAGACAAGAAATAGAAAATGCAATCAAAGAAAGCTTATAAAATCGGAGACATAGTAACTGCAAAAACAATAAACAAAGACGGAGAGTCTGTTTATGTTAGTGGGGAAATCAGTTCTATAAACGATAAGCTAGTTTTTTTATTAAAAAAGTTTCCAAAGAGAGAATATTTTTCTGTAAAAGAAGAAGATATTGTCCTTCGGAACAAATAAAGGAGATAACATGCCAAGAAAAAACGGAAGACCACCTGCTTTTATGTTTTATGCAGGAGATTTTTTATCAGATAGTAAAGTATTAACCATGACAATGCCTCAAAGGGGAATGTATATATCCCTATTAGCATCCGAATGGTTAGAGGGTAGCTTGCTAAATGATACTAGAACATTAAAAGCTATTTGTGGACAGCACCCTAACTTTGAAGAAGATTGGGAAATTGTTAAACAATGTTTTTATGAAGAAGATGGTCGTTTATATAACAAAAGACTTGAACTAGAAAGAACTGAGCAAAGTAAAAGAGCAGAGAAAAATAGCAAGAACGGTAAGTTGGGAGCAATGAAAAGGTGGAACAAGAAAGATGATAGCGAGGCTATAGCGAGGCCATTGCCTTCTATTGAAAAAGAAATAGAAATAGAACATAAGAAAATTAAAAAAGATAATAATATAAAAACATATTTAGAAGAGTTTGAGAACGAGTTTTGGAGCGCTTATCCAAGAAGAGATAATAAAAAAAGAGCCAAAGATAAATATGTTCAGCTTAGAAAAAGTGGCACAGATAAAAATGTTATAATAAACGGATTAAAGTCGTACATTAAGCAATGGAGAAACGCAGGCACAGAAAGAGAATTTATACCTATGGCTAGCACTTGGTTACATCAAGAAAGGTTTGAAGATGAATTAATTAGCAATATGCAAACAGCTAAAAAACTTACACCGCAAAAGAAAAAGTTTGAGTACAAATGTATTGAGTGCGGTATAGAAAAATCATTTGATGAAGAAATGTATGAACTTTGCGAATGCGGTGAAGGAATACTTGAAGACAAGAAACATGTAATGCAAGAGCTAGCTAGAAACGCTGCGAAGCAGCGTGCTGGGAAACCAGGCGATTCCAGCCTGGTCAAAGCTAGCACACCAGACAGGTCAAAAAGCGAATCTGGTGAAGCAAAAGATTTTAGAAAGATGGTAAGCGGTTTAGCAAATTCTTTGGGGGCATAGTAATTGGTTTGTAAATATGCGGTTGGCGCTGATATTGACAATTATAATTATGTAATTGACTTTTTGGAAATCAATTTTTCTCATTAACAAAATGGTAGTTGATAAACAGAATGACAAATTTGCCCCCAATAAATACAAAAGAAGTAATTATTTTGATGCTAGAAAAGCCGATGAAAACATCAAGTATTGTGAAAGTTGCAAAAGATGTTGGGAAATAATTAGAAGTAGTAATGATTACAAGGTACTTCATTACGATGATTTTCCTACATACAAAAAAGAAAGAGAAGTATGTTCTCTTTGCGAAAATAAATAAAGGCGTGTATGACATATAGGCTACCCACAACTACAAATCCTATATATGCTCCGCATGGCATCTCCCATATGCGCCTTTACATTTTTAACTTATGATAATTATAAATATATCAGAATGGATAGTTCAGTTATTTGTACTAGGTTTAGCTATTATATTTTGGTGTATAGGTTTATTTTTTTTAGCATTACTCATTGATGTAGCAAAACAAATGTTTCGCCAGCAAAACAAAAAAAGGAGCTAGCATGGAGCTTTTATATTACACTTGGGAAATTTTTACAATGGATGAAAAAAACGCATGGTGGTTAATGATGGTAGTATTCTCGGTTACTTGCATTACATTTATATATACAAATGTAAAGATAAGGTTGAGCCAAGAAATACAAAGTAAGAAAATAAAGAACATGGAATATAAAATATCCTATTTGTTTGAAAAAACAAAACGGAAAGATATTAGTAACAGTCAGTTACATATGTTAATTAGCGACAAGTTTAAAGAGCTACATGAAGCTCAAGCTAGCAAGCCCGCAGCGAAGCCCGCAGCGAAGCTAGAAAAAAGTAAATGACCAAAACTAGAACCTGTAAAGGTTGTAATAAGAGCATGGATTTGGTTGAATTTGCTAGAACAGGAATGAATGATAAATCAGGGAATCCTTACAGGAGATACTATTGTAAAAAATACGGTTGCTACTGGAGTCATAAAAAGAAAACCCCCAATGGCAGGATGGAGAAAGCTAGAAAAATAAGAGAGTACAAGGAACAGCTAAGTTGCAAAGTTTGTGGATATTCTCACAAGTCTAGGGGTAAAAAATTTACTACTTGGGCGCTACAATTTCATCATCACGACTCTAAAAAAGAGGCAAATGTTGGTGATATGATTAGTGATGGTTTTGCATTAAGCAAAATTTTTAAAGAAATAAAAAAATGCATTGTTTTATGTGCTAATTGTCACATGGAATTACATGCATACAAAAATTACTAAATAAATTATAAAGGATAACTAATGCTCAAAAAAGATTATCAAGAACAGCGAGACCATTTAGGAGCGCATTTAAAAAATAGCGTGAGTAAGGTGTATCAAATAACTGACGGAATATTACAGATTTGCCAGTATGCTAGAAGAGGTAAACTGGGAAAAGGCAGGTCTTTCAAAGAAATAGAAAAGCTAGCTTTGGAATTGAGAGGTTGGAATGATGTACCTGCTAATGTTAGCTATAAGTTTTCTCCATTGGGTGTCATGGATAAAGATAAATCTTGGCAAAAAGAAAAAAAAGAGTATAGTAAATTTATATTATCTAGAGATGATGCAGATAATAAAATATATCCTACATTAAAAGATATTAAGAATGTATTAGATACTTAGGTGTGTATTTAGTAAATTAAGGTGGTTAAATAACAGCTATTTATTTATTTGGTTTCTTGATAGCTGTTGGTTGTTT